CGAGCGTCGTAACCCCCCATCACATAGGTCTCATCTTTACTAAGTTAGAAAATAAGACCGATTATGAGGAAAGGAGTTTATCTTAAGATTTTCAAAATCGTGTCTTGACAAGCGGGGGCATTACATTTTTGATCATCGGATCTGTGGAGGAACTGACCAACGTAGGATCAACTCCTACGTCAGTAAGTTCTGCTTGGACAGCTCCAATTAAATCTTGAATCTCTACATCAAACGAGGTGTCGCTTGTATCAATTCTTAGGTAAGACCTAACGTCATCAATCAATGCCATGAGCTTAACCAGGAATGTCTAGACAAATGTCAACTACATTTCCTGCCAAGACGCTTGCAAGTGTCACTGTATTATTGCAAATGTTGATTGCGTCAACTGTCACTGTGGGGTTTGTTGCTTCCAGAACATTATTGTTGTATGCCTTGTTAATAGTATTTTTGGTTAAGGTAAAGGGCAAGCCGAGCTTTGATCCTACCCCAACACTCACTCCATCTCCCGTGCCAGACGTTATTGGCAGAGCAATTTGCGTAACTATAGCAAAGGCTTTTAAACCAGCTATGACATTGGTTCCACTGAGAGCAATTGTTTCACTGATACTGTTTCCAGCATAATCGGTTCCAGTCACGACGACATTTCCTGTGCTAGTGGCTATTGCACCCTTTGCAACGACATTTCTTACAACGTCTGGATTCGTGATACCCGTTGTGATCGTCTGAACTAGTGCCGTTAATGTCGTGGAAATTAAAACGGCAGTATTACTTATGGCGATTGGCGATATTTGATAATCAGCCCTTTGAATCCAATTACAGTTCACGCCTGAAACATTTGTTTGAACTAATTCTCCCATGAAGGGATTCATTGCAGCAATTGACATTTATTCATCTCCTCTTTTATAGAATGCAAAACTATTAGACGTGTGGTTGCATCATTACGAAGGCTTCTTGTTGAGACACGCCACCATCAGCAAGTAACCAACCTTTGTACCATACATCATTGTTCAAGAATCCGATCTCATAGGACTTCTCAATGAGAATATCCACGGAGAGGTTGAAATGATAGAAGCGCAAATCGCCAAGCAGGATTTTCCCATCTGGAATATAAGGACTCATAATGACAGGACTTCCCAAAATTCTTCCGACAACTGCGGTGTTGGCATAATCTATTTGCTGACCGTTTGCTGTGGATAGTCCCCACTGTGCATTCTCCAAGAAGATTGGACGAGCCAAGGCATCCTTAATACTGCAAACGCCAGAATATAAGGTATTACTAGACATAACCCAATAAGCACCAGGATGATATGGAGCACTCAACATCCCCTTCAGTGCTGTGAAATTATCGTAAGTTAGTGAGGAAAGATTCGCACCAGATTTGCCATAATTAAGCTGATTGCTACCATTCCAAGTGACAGCGTTCAAGATACCTGTGGGTTGATTATTAGTAGATCCAGTACCGTTCAATACCGCATTTTCAATCGCGGTCATGAGTTTTCTGAAGAGTTTGTCCACGATGTACGCTTCAAAAGCATCCACGGAAAGTTGCTCGACCACGCGAGAAACTTGAACAGTCTTAATCAGGTCATACGCTCCTAAGAGAAGATTGTTTAATGCGTCTGTCGATGATGCTGCTGGGGTGCTTTCCGCTGTCCATTGTGCATCGTTTGTGACATTTTCATAGGGCACTTTCAAATTGCCCTTGAGATTGTACTTGCTGATGAACGGATACACGGCAGAAACAATCAACATTTTCTCCACGACTTGATCAAGGGTGATTTGTGGTATAGCTGCTCCTGCGCTTCCAGACGCTGAGGTATAACGTAACTCTACTAGGTTCCGACCATTCCCAATGCTGTTCCCTCGCTCAAGAATGCCACGTTCTTCTGTTGTTAAACGATCCTTACCAGATTGCAACATATGAAAAAATGCACTGCGATACTCTTTGGTTTTTCTGGCTTCAGCCTGATCAAACTCGGCTGCTGACAAACCACCTTGGCCCATGAATCCAATACGCTGTTCGGTTACAGGAGTGAGGCTTCCGAGGTTGCCGCCTTTAGCACGTTCTAAAATATCCATTTTTGTAAAAATACCACGCTCCTCTGTTGCGAGGGTAGTCAACTCTACGTCAATACCTTGGATCTCAGTCTCTGTGAGGTTCTGACCTGATTCAATTGAACTTCTGATTTCTGTTTTTCTAGCTTCGATTTCTTTAAGTCTTTTTAACATTTTATTTCCACCTTTCAAAATTAAAAAATGCCCCGCTATTTGGCGATGGCATCTACAGCATTGTTTTCCGGAATAGTTCTTTCAGTTTGGTATCCCTGGCTTCTATTTCTCGCTGCACTATTTCTTGTAGCTCTTTTTCTTGCAGTTCTATTTTCATCCGAACCTCTTGCTGTGCTTGGATATAGCTCCTTGCTGACACAGAGGTTTGCTCATACGCAGGGAAATCGACCACTGAAACATCGAATATCTTGTCAAAATTGAAAATCGTTCGAGTATTGGTTTTCGGATCAAAGGAATCTTTGGCGACTGTAAAGGCAAACGACATTTTGTCCAAATGCCCTGTTTGTACCAATTCATGAATATCACTTGCCTGGGTTGTGTTAGCCATTCGCGCTGTAATTCCCAGACCTGTATCATCTACCTTTAGATCTAATGTTCCGGCCTTAGTACTTGCGAGGGGAGGAACATGCGCTGAGTGATTGTATTTCAGGACTACATTGGAAAGGTCAACACCATTTAAAGCGTCATGGTGTATCTGTTCGTAATACTGTGTTCCGTCATAATCTTGGTAGATCGGTGTAGGTGTGTCAAACACTAACGCTCTACCCTCAAGTGTTTTGAGTAGGGACTGTCCTCCTTCGGCATCCAAGAGACTTGCTCTCAGTTCAACTGCTCTGTACTCGATTTTGTCCTTTGGGAATTCTTTTGTATCATCCTGCATGGGTATGTTCACCGCCTTTCTGAATTTTTAATTTACCCGCGATCCGGTTGTCGCGGCAGATGAGCTGGATACTTATTCAAGATCGCCACACTCCTTTTAGGTTTTAGACAAATAAAAAGAAGCCCCACTACTCTGGACTTCTATTTACTCGGACTCATTAGTCGGTTCCTCATTTGGTTCATTAGTTGGTGTGTTACTAGGTGTATTTCCTCCCTTTGACATACCCATCTGATAGTCGTTTTTAATATTCACATCCACAAAGTTCAGACTCTCCACGCGTCGTTCCCCACCTTCAATCGCGCCTAGTCCAAAAAGTTCACGCATTTCATTAGTAGTTAGAGCACCCGTTGGGGCTAAATATTGTATTATAGCGGTTTTGGTTTTATCCGATGTGTACTGGAGTTTGCTAGAGATAAAGCTAATCTTATTGCCATAACCTCGCTCACGTTCAGTAAACACCTTATACGTGAAAGCTTCGCCATACATTTTAAGAATTGGGCTGATGATACTTGTGTAGAAAGCAGATAACTCATCTTCGTTATAGCTAGAGAACACGATCTTTTCGTTAATGTTGAAATAGCCAAAGACCTGCTTTTGTATGATTTCCATTTGGGCAGCATCCAGCAAGATTGACTTATTCTCAAACGATTTAAACTCACCTGTCTCATTGTCAGTAATTATAATTCCACTGTTGTTTTGGATATCAAAGAATCGAGACAATATAGCGTCTGCCTTTTTTTGCATATCTGACATCTTTAGTGTACCGTTGAAGTGCAAACTCCCCCTAATATTAGCAGGTGCATTTGTGGTTGCGTTGATAATACCGTCGTGTACTGTGTTAGTTAATTGAATGAGTGGATATAAGGCGCTATCATTGGAACTGCCCATGAGATCACTTTCAAAATAATCCCGTTTAAGATGAATGATCTGTTCAAATGGAGCGATTACCTGTTGTCCACCTCTAAAATTAAACTTTACAAACAGGTTCCCTGTATCGTCAATCCCACTTTCGCTGGATTCCATATAGGTCACGAAACTGGAATTGAGAGGATAAAACCCTTCGATGTTACCCATGTCATCAACCTTTATGTACACGAAGGCGTTGTTGTGAATCATCAGGTTCGTTGTTAATTTAAAAATAAACTCCGAAGAGTTCATGAAAGGATTGGGTTGCCCTCCTAGAAGATTGGCTATGCCACTGTTCTGGGGAATTGTGTCGCCATTAATATACCGTATGTGCTTAACGTCAGCTTTGGCAACATGAATGGCAATGGCACGGAGGCAGGCTCTCATAAGGTAGTTGTAATAACATTCTGTGTTGTTTGTATTTGAAACGACTGGAATATATCCATTTAGCAGTCTGAATGATTTCAGATTTTGTGGTGCTTGTTTATTTTCTTTTCCAAAGATCGCTCCAAACATTGAACGAAAATTAATCAATATGTCACCTCTTTTCTTCCTATATAAGACTGTCAATTAGTTCTTTGTTTCTTTCATAGACGACGAAACTATCCAAGAGAGACATAGCCCCATCTATGAATCCACGACTGTGTGCTTTTACTGGTGTAATGTTATTGTTGCGATCATACACGACAGCCACATTGCAGAGACAGTATTCCAAAAGTGGATTCTTGTTGTAGTTAATCCTTTTCATGGCTAAGTCTGCCCCTAGATGTTTTAACGGTTGACTTAGAGTCCTAGCCCCTTGGATCACAATATCCATAAGCCCATTAAAACCACTCTGCTCCATTTCCTTAACCCAGTATTGAGAGTTCCACTGGTCGTACCCTATGCCTTGAAAGTATAATCTGTAATCTTGTTTCATACGGATAAACCACTGAGTAATATATCCATAATCAATTCGATTTCCTGGTGTCAGTTCCAATAGACCTCGCTCAATCCATGCCTGATATACCACTCTTTTTGAATGTTCTGCTTCATCATAGGTCACTTGGGGCATCCAATACATTTGATGGCATAGAAACTTCCCTTCTGGCTTCGGCACTAGGATTGTCGCTGAGGTTAAATCTGTGGTACTCGAAAGATCAACCCCACCAACACAGTAAGAATCTTTTATCTCATCAAGCCTGAATGTTTCCTCATTTCGAATCGTGCTGTATTCTAGGAAAGCTGTAGAGGCTGTGCCAATAATATTAAAATCTTTGGTGAGCACTGTTGCTTTAAATGCAGGATCTGATATGGATTTATTAATGTTGTCTTGCAAGAATTCAAGGTCTTTAATCGTACCAAGGCCAGGATTTGCTTTCACCCAAACCTCTGGGTTCTTGTAATCATCACCTTTATCCAGTTCATAGAGAAACGCAATAAAACGCTCATCCTTAATCGTGCCTTTGATCGCATCGACTGAGTAATTGTACTGAGCATCAAAAATGTTTTCTCTGACAAAACCCGCAGTTGTAATGCACCAAAGGAGTGGTTGCTTTCGGGATGCCATGCTCTGCTTCATTACGTCATATAGATTCCTATCTTTACTCGCATGAATTTCATCCATGATACAAAAATGAGTGTTCAATCCATCCAAACCATTGCTGTCACTTGCTAGGGGTTCAAATTTGCCGAAGTTGACAGAAAAATAAATATCGGTGCGTCGTTTTCCTAAGTGCCTACTTAGGAGAGAGGATTGTCTTACGATGTTGAGAGCCTCAGTGAAGATGATTTTAGCTTGATCACGTTTATTGGCTACAGGATAAACTTCACTCCCACCTTCTCCATCTGCAATTAACATATAGAGTCCAATAGCTGCAAGCATACTTGACTTTCCATTTTTTCGTCCAATCAATGTAAAAGCTTCTTTGTACTTTCGATTCCCCTCTTGATTCACAAAACCAAAGATAGTTTGAATCATAGCCTTCTGCCAAAGGTCTAATATAAACCGCTTACCAATCCAACGACCTTTGCTCTGTTTGCAGAATCGTTCAACGAAATCAATGGGCTTTGTGGCTTTGTCCACATCAAATATGTATGTCTCAGGATTATCTAAGTCCAGAATAATTTTCTTATAAAGCGTTTTTATGTGCTCGTTAACTACAATCTCCCCACTTTGGATTTTGTCATAGTACTCTCGGATATAATTCATCCCTTCGCCTCTATTTCTTTAAGAACGCCAATAGCTCGTCTTCAGCTTCATCAGCGTTCTGCATTGGCAGACAATCCATCAATTGCTTAATCGTACTGGTATAATTTTTAATCAGAGCATTGTATGTCTTCACAACTGGTCTCTCTCGGAGCTTGCGGGGTCTCGTTTTCAATATTTCAGATGTACCATTAACCCTAATATCCTCTTCCAAATCTTCAATGGTGACCTGCATAAAAGCTATTCGCTGGATAAGATTATTGGCAATGTGCATTTGTTCATGTGGTACACCATTAAACAATTCCTCTAACTCTTCTTGAATCTGCTTGTACCTTAATTCTTTATCCATTTTGTTCCTCCTAAATAAAAATACGCCCCATATGGAGCGTGTCATTTCTTAAACACTATATCGCCATTGGCATCAAAGCTCAGACCGTCACTCCGTTTACTGTGATGAAGTTCATGGCATTCCCTACAAACAAGTTTTAGGTTATCCCAGCCGTAACATTTGTCTGGGTTGGTTCTTACATCACTCGCAGTAATCGGTTTGATGTGGTGAACAATCTCACCAAGCGATCCGCAGTCTTCGCACAGTCCGAATTTGGCATTAAAAAAAGCATCGCGGCATTTCTTCCAAGCGGTGCTGGCATAGAATATTCTTAATATACCTGTGCTCATATGTAACCTCCTAAAAGTCTGATGAGTCCAATTGAAAAAGGAACCCCTTGCGGAGTTCCATCTTACTAAATTGACCAAATTTAAAATACATAATTCGACAATCATGCAGGAATTCGGACTGGAATGAAGAAATATACTTTTAGTTGCTTGTACCTACGTCCGTTTTAACCTCGCTCGATCCATGTTACTAGGGGTCTGTTCCTGAAATTACTGCAATCGTTAATAACGCAAATATTAAATTGAGGTAAAGTAATATGAAACTAACGAAGACTCAAGAAAACTTCAGAAAAGAAATGAAAAACGTTAATCAAAAAATAGATATTTACGACACAACACGGAAGGGAAATCCATTCTATAATTACGAAACAGAAACCCCCGAATGGAAAGGTATACTTTTCGGTATATCCAGTTTTATTTTCCTAGCATTCATAATTTTTAAAATATACCAATACACAAAGCCTTCAACATCAAGACAAGGCAACAACATTACTTTACAATCAAATTCAGATCCATCAGTAACAAAAAATCAAACTCATACCAAAGGAAACGTTTCAAAAGTTGATGCTCTAATTTTAAAGCAATTACAACCTATTCAATCAAGCTTAAATAGTTATTCCGATAAAATATCAGAGCAGAACAAATTACCATATGAAAAAAGGAATATAAATGACTATAGAACTGTTCTACTCGACAGCATCGTTGATTGTGACAAAGAAGAGCATGTTTTACCTAGTATTAATACTTCTACAAACTTTGAACCATTAATCTCCAACCTAAATGAATCAATAACAAACTCCCGATATGCATACAAATACTACCTAGACTACACAAATACCATGAACCCTAGTGATATAGAATTAGGAAATAAATACCTATCATTAGCAAATCAAGATAAGCAAAATTATCTTCCAACATTAATTGATATATTCAATAAAGATGATTACAATTATTCAGTCCAAGGGAATACAATTAATTACACTTTTGAAAATTAGTTTTGAATTAGGTTGCTAGGGCTGCTAACACGTGCCAAGGTAAAAAGTGCGTTTTGATCAGATGGAACACCCTATCCTATACGTTACCCCTTTGTTCTGAACACCCAACAGTCTATTTTGTTTGACAATCTCAAAGCTTGAAATTCATAACTCAATGCCTCAACTCAATTAAATCCACTTTTGAACCATTTCCCAAAACCTGACCATTTTTAACTCAAAAATTCGCCCCGAATTCTACGCTTGTTGGGCACACGGCAGAGAAGAAGCGAGAAAATAGAAGGGTATGGGGGGGTTATGCGCCATATTAATCAACTCAAGTTCTCTATGGTCAATTCCTTGATGTGATGTAAAATACAATCAGACGAATTGCCTATTACCTTATGACACTTCTGACAGACTGGCCCACGTTCTGCAATGATAGCAACCCTGAACTGCTGCCAGGATTCGCTTGCATAGAAACTCTTTAGCACTATATTTTGCTATGCTAATTAACCTCCCCAACAAAAAAAGAGCCTAATAATCGGCTCGAAATGAAAACAGCAACGTTAACAATACCCCATATGCTATTTCTTTATTATTTTATAACTGGTTTCGCCCAACTCATCTCCAAACAGATAACCCTTATGAAAAGCCCATTGCTTTTTTAACTACTTCCATCTGTTCTTTGGATGTCAATAACTCCAATAGTTTGAATGCAACCCCTGATGCAGTTTCTGGACAATAAGAAGTAATAATATTCCTATCTATTACAATGGGTTCATTAACTACATCCACTAGAAATTCTGCCAATTGCTTTTGACGATACCCATTTCCCAAATGGTAGGTTGTAGCTTTACGATTTTTCAACACCCCACTCTTCCCCAAAGGCAAGGCCGCAACACAAATCGTTGCAATTATTTTTCCCTTAATATCAAATTCCCTAATGAGATTTAAGAACTTCTCATCATATGCTTCTTCATAAAATCCATAATCTTCAAATCCCCCTGGGATTGCTAATGCATCATATTCATCAACATTTATTTCATCTATTATCCGATCCACTAATATAGGGATATTAAAGGTACTCATAACTTCTTTCTTAAATCCACAAGTTTCAACTTGTACATCACATCCATAATCATTTCTTGCCCATCCTAATACATCTACAAAGACACTAAATTCCATCGTTTCAAACCCTTTTGCTAATAGCAATAATGTTTTCATACCATTCTCCTTCGTGTTATATAAATCTTTGCTTCGCAACTTCCCACAAATATACGATATCTATTTCATTATACATCTATATCCATATCCCATCTACGAAAAAGAACTTCTTTCGCTCTACTCTATGCCAATTGCCCTTCCAATAAAAAATATCGCCCCACGCGCTAACGTGAAGCGATATATAGCCTATATGACCCTATTCAACAGCAACTTTTACAGGTTTACTTCCGCTCCGAAAGGCTGAATTGCCCTCTAACCTCTCAAGCAATACTTTTCTCGACGCTTTATATTCATCGCCAACCATGCCGATCTTCACCAACCAAACCCTGAAAGTGAACTTATCATTATCGGTATCCTTGGCCTTAGCGGAAGCATGTTTTAGTGTTTTGGCACTTTGATTTAATAGTGCTACTAGCTGAGTATAGGCTTTTATCTTTTCAGGGCTTGCTTCCAATTTGAAAAACTTAAATGTTATAGAGTTCATATTGAAATCAAAAGCAATCCCTGGGCAACGATTATCCCCAATTCCCTCAATTGTTTTCTTGAAATCCTCAATGGTTTCAATTTTCCCTTCATTAATATGGTTGCAAAAATCATCCTCGATAATATTTTCTGTGATACCTAATGACTTCTTAATAAGAGCCTGTTTGATGTAAACCATATTGACCAGATTTCTTAAGGTAATGCCAGTATGACCTTCCACCGGAACCGCTACCTCAAAGCCTTTGATTTCTGTTTCAGTTGATTCGGCAAGCTCAGTGGTCTCCTCTTCAACCCTTCCATTTATTAAGGTTTCAAGTTCCACTTCATTACCTTTCGAAGCAATTATCTTCCCTGCTCGATCAACGGTATAAGTATCCTCTGCTGTTTCAATCTGATATGCACAACTCGGTACTCCCATGTACTTTGCCTCTACCCCAAAATTATCACTCAATGCTTTGACGATTTCTTTTCTTTCCATAATGAAACCCCTCCATCTCTTAATTTGCCGTACACCATTAATCACTCTGTATGCACATTAAATCAAGTTATATGTAGGGTTTTTGGACAAACAAATGAGCAGAGTTTGGACAATTAATCTGCTTCTTGCTCACAAAAATGTCCGAGTATTTATATTTATAGTATCATCAAAAGATCCGGATATTAGGATCTCTTTTTTGTCCTTTATGAAGGAATACTTGTTATTTTGTTGAAATTATAATTGTTCATGTTTTCAGTAAGCGTAGATAAACCTTACTAGTAATGTTCAAACCAAATTCACGGCTTGAGAGTATAGCGACATAACGTCATATATTACCTATGGATTAGAGGAAAAAGGGTATGCGGGTTCCAGTTTATACATAATGGAAGTCGAAAAACGGACTGTAGTTTATCGAGGGAACGGAGGAATAATCAAACAAATTATGAAAAAAAAGAAACGTTTTAATGTATTGAATGATTTTAATTACGCTGTGTTAAATGATCCTGAATATGGGGAAGACTCAGTACGTGAAGAGATTATTTACCCAATTATTAAATCATTAGGTTATAGTTCTGACGGAAGTAATAGGCTAATACGCAGCCGTAAACTTTTACATCCATTTGTTTCAATAGGGAGTCAACAAAAGAAAATTAATATTATCCCCGATTACGTCATGGAGATAGATGGAAAGCCAAGTTGGATAATGGAGGCAAAATCCCCTAACCAAGAAATTATAAATACGAAGCATGTAGAACAGGCGTATTCATATGCCATGCATAGTGAAGTCAGGGCATTGTATTATGCTTTGTGTAATGGAAAAGAATTTATACTTTATCATATAAGCGAATACAAGCCTATATTACACTTTGATATTAAATTGCTACCATCTTATTGGGACGAGTTAGTAGCTTTATTATCACCAGAAAAATTATATAAAAATAATAATAGAGCTTTAATTAAAGACTTTGGTTTACATTTAAAAAGATTGGGTTTCGATATTCTTAAAGGACTTATTTTTCTTGATGTGCCAATAGCATTTATCGCAAAATTAAACGATAATTTATATTCATTCGGTTCTAATATCAAAGAAGATGAAAATAAATTTTGTGTTACATACGATTTTAACCATGAGGTATTCTCACAACTGCAAGGTAAAATTCCAGATGAGGCTTTTATGATTTTAAAGGAACCACCAAATGAGGCGATCAGACAAGTTAATTTTGCTGATACATTATTTTATGTAAATATAGAATGTAACTTAGAAAGCAAATTGCAGGAAAATGATAAAGAAATATTCCTTCCTCTCACAATAAAAAGGATTCTTAGATAATTTGCATTTCTGAAAATGGTGACACTACCGCTCCCCTCTGTATCAACTGTTTATCACATCTTGATAAGCTATTTGATCTTTACCCCTTAAAACAAAAACATCGGCATCACTGCCGATTTTATTAATATATCTTTTCACTATGACATCTACATATTTGGGATCAAGCTCCATCATCCGGCAATACCTTTCTGTATCAATACATGCGATCAATGTGGTTTGTAATGCCCCCGCTTGTCAAGACACGATTTTGAAAATCTTAAGATAAACTCCTTTCCTCATAATCGGTCTTATTTTCTAACTTAGTAAAGATGAGACCTATGTGATGGGGGGTTACGACGCT